GAGTATGTTTAACTGTTCCTTTCGTAGCAGCCACTACACCTTTTGCTGCTTCCCCCGTTAAGGCTTTACCTGATGTAGATGCCTTGAGTATACGTTTACCCGCTCCTTTAATTTTTTCCCCTGTAGTGGCTACTTTACCTGTTTCGTCCACTATGTCCCTAACACCGCCTTCCTGTGGTCTAACTCCTCCTGTTGTGGCTCTACTTCTAGCGGTGGCCTTCGCCGCAGCAGTCTTTTCTGCCTTCACAATTCTTTCCGCAAGTTGAATTTGATTGCCCTTAGTACTGACCCCTGCCTTGGACGCTGCCTTACGTAATTTCTCAACATCAGGAATTCCCTTGGGCCAGCGTTCCCCTAGGGCCGCCACCATGTCGTCAGAGGAGCTGGCCCCCCTGAGAACGGAAGGTGATTTGACAGTAGTACCTATGCCCTCCCCTGTTATTCGATTAGTTCCAGCTCTAGATGTTGCTCCTCCTTTCGGGGTTACGTCATCTGCTTTGCCTCTGAGCTTTTTTATCAGGTTCCCTATAGGGGTTAGTAGTTTACTTTTCATTTTATCTCCGTGTTTATAAATTTGTTTGCCTCCCTCATATAACCCCCGTCCTGCTGATTTTAATCCTAGAAAGGGGAGGGTTGCTACCTCAAATGCCATAGCAGCTTCTTCAGCTTTTCTCGCCCCTATACTCTTAGCCACCTCTTCGGGGCTCCTTATTTCTTGTCGAGGGGGAGCTTTGTAGTCTATCCCCGCCCTCAATTTTGCGTTCGGGGAGCTTAAAACTGCTGTAGGTAAGTTAGCTTGTTTTTCTATCTGTCTCTTGTTATATGCATCAATGATTTTTTGCCAATCTTTTTTTGGTACATTTCTTAAATCTGGAGGTAAATCCATCCCTGTAATTGGGTCTTTATTTACAGAGTAAACATTTGATCTACTTCTAGAAGCCATACGCTACAAATTTACTACTATTTCAGGTAAAGGCAACCGCTCAAATCTAAGCGAGTGGTTGATTGCTCAACACATTTGATAGCTGTTTGATAGACCTCCTGCGCCTTGATCCCTGTACCTTGTCTCCTGTATCAAGAGGCTCTACAGCTACCAGTCCGTGACGTTGCCTTGCGACATCCAAACAAATGAAGGCAGCATCAGCTAAGTCAGGTGACTTTCCTAATCTATTCTTGTAGTCAGGTTTGGATTCCAGCTTCATACGTAGGGTAGCTCCTTTGACCATATCATACTTACGGCCTACAACTTCCTGCGCTAACTCATTATTAACGCCATACAACTGTTTTGTCCTACAGAGTTCCTTGCCCACGAACCAGAGTTCAGTGACTCTGTTGACATAGAGTTCATTCCCGACAAGTTTACTATTAGAACTAACTCTCTTATCAGAAGCCTTACCACCAAATGAAACACGAAGAATCTCATCACCAAACTCAGCAGCAAGAATATCAGCCAAAGGGCTTCCAGCGCCTGTGGAGTCTATTCCTAAATCTACGGGAGCTATTTTCCTTTTCTTGCATTCGTCCTTTATCTGCTGAACGATCTGATAGGAGCGGGGGATCGCTTTGTTGGTGGCATCGTCAGTAAGGGAAAGCGCTTCATCCAGTTGGCAAACAAACTGACCAGAAGTATCATAGCCGACATAACCAGTATAAAGAATGGTTCTATCCCCACCATTGGTAAATGCGGGGTCGCAACCAGCTATTGGTGTGGGGGTTCCCTGCCACTCGATAGTACCCATAGCTCCTGATTTCACTAACTCTGCGTCGGTATAAACACCGTCGGACTCGTCTGAATCGAAGAATACGGCGCGTACCATTCGGTAGTAGCCACGGCTTTCCTGTCCTAGTAGGGATTTGTCCTCATCAATCTTTTCCTTCGTTGGTAACCAAGGGTATATGGTTTCTCCAGCCAGTATATTTGGAGAGCGCTCTCCGTCATACTTTTTATAAAGACCACCCCATTTTGTTTTCCAGCTATCCTCTGTGTTCGGGTCAATGGAGTCCCATCCTTGGGCGGGTTCGCTCCACTCTCCAAAAGCATCCCATCTGGAAGCTGGGTTAGATAGCCCAACTAAACTAAAAGACGGGTTCTTAGATAAGTTGGAAAGTCCTGCCTGTAAGATAGCGGTAGATAATTCAGATAGCTCGTCTGCAATTAAGATGACGTTCTTCTGTTTGATACCTATAAACTTTCCTATAGCCTCTCTTGTCTTGCTGCGTTCTGCTGCGATCAAACTGAGTCCAGCTTTTTCTATGAGTGTTCCGTTCTCATTTATGTAGGCGACATTACCAATCGAATCTCGAATCTTAAATGGGGCTCCATCCAAGACAGTAAGTAAACTGATCACTGATCCCCATATCCTTTTCCGTGCCTCACGTAACGTGGTTGACGTAAGCAGAACTAAAGTGTCTTTCGGAGCAGCTAACCAATTCAGGATTCCCCATGCGGCCATCGTGTGTGACTTGCCTGACGAGGCGGCTCCCCCGATTGAAACATATTTGTTTTTTATTACCGCCTGAATCATACTCTCCGCCCAAGGGTGTTTAACCATTAAAGGTTCGGGAAGTTCATCGTGGTTCCAAAGTTCGTCACACAATCTCCAGAAGTAATATTCTCTAGCTTGCTCGCTTTCATGGTTAGACAACCCATATAATAAACCCGTTACAGTGTTAGTTGCCTTTATGGTATGTCCTCCTACATCCATCTTAGATGTACTTGGGTCTATTCTTGGCTCATAAATTCGTAATGTTTGAGTCATTTGATTTGAAATCTATATAAGTTTATAGTATATGTTAATTACTTTGGCTAACCAAACGAAAAAATCTAAGCTGCTTAAACCTGCACTCGAAATGTACGCGCAGCAATACAAGCTTGTTACTATAGCTAAGGAGCTTGGAATCAATGTGTCTACTCTTCGTAGGTGGTTAAGAGATGCAGGAGCGCAACCTAAGAAAGACCCGCATGGCAGTAACCCTTCTTTAAAAGAAGACGAGCCAGAAGAGGAGGAGTCCACAGACCCGCTACAAAAAACTCTGGATGATAATCTTGAGGGTAAAACCGATGAGGCAATCAGGGTTGCTAAGATGGAAGCAAGGGTGGAAGAGGACAAAAACCTAATGGACGTAGCGCAGTCGCAATCTTCTCCCGCAGATAAGTACCAGTCCTATATAGCAGCAGCTTCTATTAAGTTGCTGCGGGACAGTATAAAGAATTTACGTGGGCCACGAACAGTAAAAGAACTTTCTGAATTAGACCAGTTAATCAGGAGAAATCTAGGGTTAAACGCTAAATCAGCAGGGGGATCAGGGAAACTACAGATTGATATAAGTATCTTAAATAATGCAAAAGCAGACCGTGGTAATGGTGCTGTTAAAATTGAAAAAATAGATGAGGATAAAATAATCGATGTTGACCCGAACGAAGATGCCTGAGACAAAAGAAGACCCTGAGCACCCAATCCTTTTATTCAACGGATTAGAAGATGCATACATCGGAACAGTTGAACAATATGGTAGGCCACCTGTCGCTTGTTATTCTAAACAAATAACAATCGACGTATTACAAAAGAACTTCAACCTAACAAAACAACAAGCTTTTGAGAGATATGAATATGAATACCTGCAAACTAACTTTTGGGAGGGAACTCCATGTTTCTTAGACGATCTCTCCCAAGAGTGATGTTCGAAGACAAAGTGGAGGAAGATAACCCCACTGTTGTTATTCGAAAAGCAGTTGATACGAAGGAGTTTATTTATGCCTCCGAAAAACGTGTCGGTAGGTACTATCGAGTTATCCCAAATTCAGCCAGAGAAGTTTTCTATATACAAATGCTCCTTAAAAATGTGGATGTGTTAGTGCCGCAAGAAGGGGACGGTTTAATAATCTCAGCAAAAGTAATAGATCATTGTGATAATAGGAGTCGATAACGGACTTAATGGAGGGCTGGTAGCCATCTCAAAAGAGACAGGAGCAGTCATTGAAAAAATTGTAATGCCTACACTGCACCGTTGTAAGAAACGGGAAGTCGATACAAGAGTAGTATATGAGTGGGCGATGGCACTGGAAACTGAATTTATATTTGCCATAGAAGAACCGTTACGCCACGCAAAGTCTTCTCAAGCTGTTCGCTCGATGGGGATATCCTTTGGTAAACTGTTAGGTCTAGCTGAAAGCAGACAATGGGATACCCGTTGTGTTCAGGTAAAGAACTGGCAACGCTCTATGTTAGGGGATCTACTGCGTTCTCACGATACCAAAAAAGCGGCCCTAATTAAAGCAAACGTAATTGCACCAGATGAATGCTGGCAAAAAAGCAAAAGGGCTTCTAAGCCCCATGACGGAATGGTTGATGCTTTCCTGATAGCCCGCTACATTCGCAGAGAATTCGCCTTTGATCAGGGGTTTGTACAGTAAATTAAAATTTCTATTGACCTTTGGTCAAGTTCTTTTACTTTGGGGGAATGAAAGAATTATTCCCCGCACAAGCTGATGTGTGCGACTTCTTTGAAGTAAAGCTAAAGAACAATATAAGCACACTGGATTCCAGTTCTGTCGGTACAGGTAAAACTGTAGTTGCCGCCCACCTAGCACTTCGTCTTAAAAGACCTGTTGCTGTCCTCTGCCCTAAAGCCGTTATCCCTGCATGGGAACGTGAGCTTGAAGAAGTAGGAATAACTCCCGTGTTTGTACTCAACTACGAAAAGATAAGAACAGGTAATACTCCACACATGACTAAGAGAGGGAAGAAGATTATGAATTGGCATGTACCAAAGGATACCCTTTTTCTTATTGATGAAATTCACAAATGCAAAGGGCCCTATACACAGAATGCACAGCTTGTGATAAGCCTAATCAAACAGAACTTTTGTATACACGGGATGTCGGCAACAGCCTCAGAAGACCCTACAGAGATGAGGGCTCTTGGGTATATGCTAAATCTACACAGCCTAGCAAAATCTGAAAGGGGTTTACATAATTGGTTTGGGTGGATGAAGGCTCACGGTTGCTATCAGGACGAATGGAATGGTTGGCATTTACGGAATAAGAATAAGTTAGAAAAAATTAAGGAAAGGATCTATGGAGTGATGGGAGCAAAGCTAACTGTGGCCGACTTCCCAGAATCTTTTAGGAATAATAGAGTGTTCACCGAACCAATGCAGTTTGCTGACTCCGCAAAGATCATAGCTATTTATAAAAAGTTAGGGCTTACTCCACAGATTATAAAAGACTTAATAGAAAATGGAACTGTAGACGGGAGTGACCATGTGATTGTTAACATTCTAAGAGCCCGCCAGCTAACAGAAGCTTTAAAAGTTCCTGACTTAGTCACGTACGCTCAAGACCTAGAAGAGCAGGGCAACTCTGTAGTGCTGTTCGTTAACTTTAGGGATACAGTTGATGCCCTATGTAAGCAGTTGGAGTGTGCTTCCATCGAAGGAGGCCAAACAATCGACGAAAGGCAGAAGGTGGTCGATGACTTCCAGAGTGACGAGACGCACATAGTCGTTGCCAACATTGCGGCAGGAGGTACTGGGCTATCATTACATGATTGTAATGGGGACAGGCCAAGAGTTAGTTTGATATGTCCTTCGTTCAATGCTAAAGACTACCTCCAAACTTTAGGGCGCATCCACAGAAACGGAGCTAAGTCCGATGCACTTCAAAAAGTTTTGGTCACATCGGGGTCTATCGAAGAGAACGTCATAGACTCGATTGAAAGGAAAGTTAACAACATGATAGAATTACATGGAGCGTAAAAATAAAATAATTGCAAAGTGTATCCCTCAAGATCTTTTAGATATTGTTAGATATGAAAATGGTGTCCTGTTTTACACCGTGAATAGGGGCTCAAGGAAAGTAGATGATGTCGCGGGTTGTTTATATAGCCCCTCAAAAAATAGTTCCGAAAGGGGGAGGAGGACAAGATGGAGATTAAAATTTAAAGGTAAGGATTATTATAGAGCAAGGGTTGTGTGGGCTATTTTCAACGGGCATTCGGAAAAAATGCTCGATCATATAAATAATAATACTTTAGACGATAGAATAGAAAATTTAAGAGAATGCACCAACGGGCAAAACCAAGCAAACCGTAAAGAGACAAAAAGCAAAACAGGAGTAAAGGGGCTACGGCGGCAGAAGTTTAAAAGAAGGGACGGCTCCTACCATGTAGTATATGTTGGAGTAGTGGACCATAACGGTAGGCGGCACTGTACCCCTAAATTTCCTGATACAGAAGAAGGAAAAGCAAAAGCTGTGTCCGCCCTTAGAGTGTTAAGGGCCTCATTGCACAAAGAGTTTACACATCATGGATAATCAACCTGATCACGGAAGTAGAGGACACGCAGACTTTAGTCCATCAAGCCTTAAATATGTAGCTGGCTGTTCTGGCTACGAAGGTAGGTCAGGCACAAACGCCGCCGCTGAGAAAGGAACACGGATACACGAAGCCCTAGAGGTACGTGACCCCTCTGCCCTGCACGACGAAGACGAAGTACTGATTTATGAAGCAATAGTCGAGCAGGAGGAAAAGTACATAAAGGACTTTGCCAAAGGAGAAACCTACGTAGAGGAGAATGAGATCCTTTTGGATGTAGACTTAGACAATACAGCTACGTGGGGAACTTGTGACAGGCTTATTACTTTTGGTAACAGAGCCATACTAGCTGATTATAAAACAGGGGTCAGTGTAATTGATGAACCAAAAAAGAAT